GGATATATAACTTGACAAGTCAGCCGCCCCGTGGTTTAATCATGGGGCGGTTAATTTTTGAATTGGAGACGAGATAGTGCGATACAAAATGAAGATAAGCGAAGTGTTGCGTGACGAGGAAGACCTCTTACGTGCTGTTCGTGCTGTACAGCAATTCGTCGTAGAGCGAAATCAGGTACAGCGCCTTTCAAAGGGTGAAGATAGCGACAAATCGGAGATGAATAATGAGTAATACGGCTTATCATAAAGAAACTGGTTTGCGCAAATTCATGCAAAAACGCGCTTTTGCGGATGGATTTAAAGACGTCCGCCAGCATCGCCCTTGGAGAGCGGATGATTACGGAGTACAGTCTATAGCTTATGAGTATGGGCGACACTTTGCTCTGGTGTGGGATGGCTTTTATTTTAAAAAGGGCAACACTATCCACACTGAGGCGGTGTTTGCATTTGCCCGTTCTTTAAGTTCTGATGAAAAATTAGTGGTAGGGTAGGTATGATGTCTTTACTAAAAATGATCTTCGAAGCAGTAGTGTTTGTTGCCTTCCTCTTCATGTTGTACGCTTGGCTAGTCATATTGGCGGCCTAGGAGGAAGATGATGGCTAAACACGACATCGACTTTGGTATGGACGACATGCCACCGATACCAGATTTTCTGCAGCGTCCATGGACGAAAGAGGAAAAGGACAAGCAGCGTTTCATAGCGCAGCAAGATGCCGATCGTCGCGAACACCCCGGCAGATATATCAAGATGCCAACGACTCGAGTTGACCCACGACGAGCGGAAAAAGCAGCTCGTCGTCGCGAAATGCCCACCAAGGGCAAAAAGGGCGAGAAATCTAAAGCAACGCACCCGACTACGGAAGCTATCAAAGACGCTACCAAGCATCTAAAGAATGGTAAGAAGCGAAAAGCTCTTTATAGTATCGCTCGCGAAAATGGTCTAGACCCGCTAAAATGGGACCATCTAAACGTAGGACAGGTAGCGATGAATTTAAGCAACGTTCTGCGAAGTCGCTACTACAAGATGGAAGATATCACAATTAATGGCGTGGTGATACCTTGATTGCAGAGCAAAAACGTGGTAGGATAAATGGTTGTTTTGACAATCCTCCCCCAAGGCGCTAGCTCACCCTAGCCCTAACTTAGCCCCGGTACGCCTTCCCACTGTGTACCGGGGCTTTTTTTATTGACAAACGATAACGAAGATGGTAGGATTTGGACATGGCACGATTACTAGAAGCTGAGTTGTTGCAAGATGCGCAGCCACATGAATATACTGTACTAGAACCAGTACCAAGGCAGTACTGTACCAAGCAGGTAAAGAAGAATAAAAATAGTTACCAAATAATCAGTAATCGTATCTCAAAAGAATTTAGATTCCGGCCAGTAAGATTCGATACACCATCTGACTTTTTTGACCAGATGGAAGAGCTAAACGCCAACCCATATGCCTTTATAGTACGAGGTCATCCCACCAAGACTACCGATCTTGAATGTGACGTTAGGCGGACAGCCAGAAGTGATGGTACTGGAACGTTGCTTGCTGCCAATAGAAGGTGGATAACCCTAGACATAGATGGAATACCAGCTGGCGACAATGGTATTCTGCCGTCTGAGTTTGATGCTACCAATCCGGAATTGTCTATACTTGAAGTGATAGACTTGCTACCCGGCGTGTTTCAAAATGTTAGTTGTCATTGGCGGTTTTCAAGCTCGATGGGGTTTAAAGGCGACACCATACGGTGCCACCTATCTTTTGTTTTAGACGAAGCGGTAAGTGACGATGATTTGCGTCGCTACTTTAACACGTTTAATGAGTCGTTTATTCAAGTACACGGAAGAAGGCTAGTTGACCCTGCTCTTTTTAACCCTATACAACCACACTATACATCGGCACCTGTTCTGCATCAAGTGGATGACCCGCTTCCGAAGAGGAGTGGCGTATTTAAAGTCGAACAAGATGTAGTAAAGATTAGTAGCGAATGGATCGTTGACGATGGTGCGGATTATAATTCGCGACGATATATTAATTTCTTCGATCGTATTGGCGACGATAAAGATGGATTTCACCACCCAATTATGCAAGGCATTGCTAGTTGGATCAATCATCATGGTGAGCCAGAGCGCGGTGGACGATCGGAATTAAAGCGCCTTGTACGCAGCTATATTGATGACGCTATTATCACACCCGAAAGACCAACTGGTGAGGTAGAACGGTACAAATCAGACGGATTTTTAGATCAGCTGATCGATGGCGCGATTAATAAGGGCTTTGCGCGTGGTACCAAAGCTAAAGTTGACCTAACAGAATTGTTAGATAGATACATATATGTTGCAAATGAGGATATATTCTATGATCCGGAGCGCGAGTTAAATTTTAGCCGCGAATCGGTGCGAAACGCACATGCTTCAATGGCACCGGGTAAGAATATTGCTAAGATACTGTTAGAATCTCCGGATTTAAAAGTCGTAGACCTTCTAACGTATGTACCGGGCGAAAATTCGGATTTTACGGTGCACAGAAAAAGGCGAGTATATAATACTTGGAAGGGACACATTATTGTACCATCCGATATAGCCGAGGATGTGAAGCCTTTTCTTAATCATCTGAAGTACATAACTGACAACAACAAAGACGGATACAAGCACCTATCTGCATGGATAGCACACGTTTTATCTAGGCCGGGTGTAAAGATACGCCATGCGGTAGTAGTAGGCAGCAGCCATGAAGGCACAGGTAAATCATATGTCAAGCAGGTGATGAAGGGTATAATAGGACCACAAAACGTAACTGAGGTAAATACCAATAATCTAAAAGAACAATTTAATGCTTGGGTGTCTAATACTGAATTAGTATTTGTAGAGGAGCTAATGGCGGCAGGTAGGTTAGAGATCGCCAACCACTTAAAGCCTCTAATTACTGAAAACGAAGTTGCAGTACGAAAAATGCGCACCGATACTTTTATGGTAGACAATTCAGCCAATTTCTTCTGTACCACTAACCATCGTGACGCTATGATATTAACGCGTGATACGCGCAGGTATTGGGTGTGGTTTTCGGATATAGAGCCTAAGAAGAAGTCCTACTATAATAAGCTATTCTCGTGGACGAAGGACAATTTAGCATCTATAGCGAAGTGGGCAGAAGATTATAATCTTAACGATTTCGATCCGGATGCTCCGCCACCTAAGACTGAATCCTTCTTTGAGATGGCAGAAGCAAGTGAGCGCCCATTAAAATCGTATTTATACGAACAATTAGAAGCTAATGAATGGCCATTAAAATGCGATATCATAGTAGTGGCTGACTTAATACAGTCTCTACGTGGGGTGCCGGGTTTGGGTAAGATTAGTAATGTTCACGTGTCTAATACTTTGCGAGAATTAGGCGGTGTGATGTTGGGGCAAAAAAGATTTGAGGATGGGTCAAAACCACGAGTATGGGCGATGCGTAATGTAGAAACGTACCAATTAATGAGCGAACGTGAGTTGTGTTCGCACTATCGCGCACCCGGCCATTATGAAACCAAAAATCTAGACTTTTAGAGGAAGCTATGCCAGACATCATTGAAAAGCAGTTTTTTGATAAATACGGTCGTTCCGGATCGTGTGGTGATCAAATTGCCGAATTGCTAAGTGAGTACTTACGCGACGAACACACAGGCAAGACTAATCAGAAAAGATTGCAGCAAGTTGCAGACGACAATAATATTGATCTTGTGCGTTGGGGTCATTTAAATATGGGGCATCTTCGCATGAATTTAGGTAATGTATTACGAGGAAAAGTTCGTAGTGGTGTTGATGTCCATATTGGACCGGTTACAATTCCAGGTAATCGCCCTAAGGTAGACCAACCCGACTTGACAACTGCAGCCTAGTATGCTTTAATCTAACATAGAGATAGGAGATTTGAAATGCAACGTTTACAAATAAACGTACCCACCGAGATTGAAGAATACGCGGATGATATAGAGCGTTTCGTCAATCAGATGATACACAAACTTTACGTTCATCGTAATAAACCGGGTTGGGACCACCTAAATATAGAAGATGTCTGGGCATTGATGCTAGACGAGGTGGTCGAAGTGCGTGGCGCATTAAAGTCTAATCAGATTAATGATATCAAAAATGAATTAGCAGACGTAGCTAATTATTGCATGATATTACACTCTGTGTTGCGCCGCAGAGAGCCGGATTTGTTCGATGACGAGTAAGGTCTGGGTTATCCAAAAAAAGCACGACCTTAATTTTGCACCAGCAAAAGAATATGGTGATCTTCGGTTTTTGTTTCGTCGTGGATTTTATCCAGATGATGTATCAGATTATCGTCGTTTTGTTGAGCGTAAGTGTGAAAATATGCTTGAAGTATACAACCCATTGGTGGATTACATAATACCAGTTGGTTGTTTAAACACAATTATGTATGTATCTTTTTATATGGCAAGCAGAGGCATTACAAAGATGCGTACGTTGAAATGGGATAATATGCATAATGCGTATTACGAAGTACAGATAGGAGATTAAAATGAAGTCGACAAAAGCAGCGTGGGAATTAGTTGATGCTCTTGAAACGACGGCTAATAGTGTACCTACGATGTCGATTGATGCGGCAGTAAGCGTGTTGCTTAAGGCACGTGAGTTAGATGACGAATTACGTGCTCTTAAGTCAAAATGTGGTGAAATACTAAAAGACCTTAAAGAAAGAGACATACCCGGCAAATTCGAAGAGCTTGGTATCTCGACCATTACGGTAAATGGGTATCGATACACTAAAAGTGAGACAATACGTGCATCGATGAAAGATAAGGGAGCCGCAAAGGATTGGCTCCGCAACAATGACTTGGAAGACATAATTACCGAGACGGTAAATGCGTCTACCTTGTCTGCCACCGCTCGCACTCTTCTTGAAGAAGGACGCGAGCTACCAGAGGATGTATTTAACGTTTACGTTTTAAATAATACGTCCGTAACCAAAGTGTCACCTAAATAGGAGAAAATTATGGCACGTGCAGTAGCAAAAAAGTCTAAATCATCTGTGTCTGAGACTATACCTGATTTCTTAGCAGAGTATAGTGGTGAAGGCGTAGAGGATACGTCGGATTTGGCAGTTGTACCTCGCGTTAAATTACTACAGGCATTGTCACCTGAGGTAAGTGAGGGTGATGAAAAGGGTGGTCATTTTTACCATACTATTGCTGAACAGTCTATGGGTTCAGAGGTAATGATGATACCTTTGCTTGTTACTAAGTCTGTTATATTGTGGCGACCACGACGAGATGGTGGTGGCATTTTAGCCCGAGCAGACGATGGTGTACATTGGGATCGGCCAGACCAGGAATTTGATGTCAAATTGGATAGTGGCAAACAAGTTGTCTGGTACACTGGCAAGTCCGTTCAACAATCCGGTCTATCACAATTTGGGTCATCTGATCCAGATGATGAAAACAGCAAACCTGCGGCAACGTTGAATATTAATATAGTGTCGTGGTTTCCTGACGATCCGTCTATGTCACCAGCTATCGTATCTCTTAGCAAGGCATCACTAGGTGTAGGCAAGAAATTCGTGTCAAAATTAGGTATTAGCAGATTACCTACTTGGTCGCGTATTTTTAAGATGTCCAGCTACAAACACGACCATGCCAGTGGTACGTTTTTTGATTATAAATTCGAGGGTGCTGGCACAATCGAAGAGGACATGGCCCCTGAGATGCGTAGTATGTACCAATACTTTCGCACTAAAGGTGTCACCACCCGAGAAGAAGATGACTTGGACACATCGTCTGACATCATTGAGGAGAACTTTTAGTGTCGGATCAATATAATGTTGTTGTGCCGATCGATACTAAAAATGGTACGTATTGGCATCGAGTAGGAACGATGTTTAAAGCTAAACGAGGGTACACGATCCTACTAAATTCAGTGCCATCACCACAAAAGAATTATGATAATGATCAATTCGGGTGGAGATTGATGGCGTTTGAGCCGCAGGAAGACAAGAGGAGTAACAATACTCCACCTGCTAAGCTTGATGATGAAATACCCTACTAATGTTGTGTCGTACAAAGACGCATTATTCGCGTGTTCTCCGGAGATTAAGTTCTCCGGAGACGACACACGTGGTGATAGACGTTGAAACGTCTGGCCTGGATTGGAGGAAAAATTATGTGGTGGGGTATGTTATTACCTTTGGTACTAGCGATTTGGATAATTTTTATCTTCCTATTCGGCACCGCAGCCATAACATTCTTGATTTTAGTGCACCTGACTCTGATAATTGGGTGGGTAATTGCGAAAATCACGACTTTGAAAATCAATTAGCGCGTATACTTAAGCAGAGAGGAAAAGAGCTTAGAATAATCGGCCACAATTTACATTTTGATCTAAAATTTATGGCTAAACACGACGTAAATCCAGTATACAATACTCTAGAGTGTACTATGATAAATGCGGGTTTAATTGATGAGTACCGCAAATCATATTCATTAGATCAATGTTGTATCGAAGCTAACGTAGTAGCCAAGCTAGGCGATGAGTTGTATGAACACATGGCCGGGTTGTTTGGTGGTCCAGCTGATAGAAAGCAAATGGCTAACTTTTGGAAGCTACATGGTAATGATAAATTAGGTATAGAATACGCGCTAGGTGACGGTATCAGTACCTATGAATTGTGGCAGTGGCAAAATCAAGAAATTAACAGACAAGATTTACAACACGTGCACCTGTTAGAATGTCGTACTATGAATTCGCTACACAGGATGATGATGCGCGGTGTTAAGATAGACGAAGCCCGTCTAGAAGAAGTTAGCAATATCGTTCAGTCTAAGTTAGACCAAGCTATGAAAAGTCTACCACCTGATTTGAATACTAGGTCGGGTGCTCAAATGCTAAAGCTATTTATGGATCAGGGAATAACTGATTGGCCTACTACTGATAAAGGTAATCCGTCATTCCCAGAGTGGTGGTTGCAAAGCACTGAAATTGGGCGTAGTGTTGTGGTTGCGCGTAAATACCGTAATCTACTAAATTCGTTTATTAACCCGATGCGACAACACTTATGGAAAGGACGTGTACACACCGAGTTTAATCAATCTAAATCAGATCAGTATGGTACTGTAACAGGTAGACTTAGCTCCTCTCGTCCTAATTTACAACAAGTACCTAAGCGAAATGAAGAATTAGGGCGGCTATTTAGGTCTATATTCATACCAGACGAAGGTATGGTATGGGCTAGTGTTGATTACTCACAATGTGAGCCTAGATTATTAGCTCACTATTCTAATTGCAAAGTGCTTGTTGACGGGTATTCGCAAACCCCGGCGATAGATGCTCATACTGCTGTTGCTAAAGCGGCGAATATTGATCGTACTTCTGGTAAAAGACTAAATCAAGGTTTGATTACTGGTATGGGTAAGAATAAGTTGATTAGCGAATTAGGAGTAAGTGCAGAAGAAGGTAACCGTATATATGACAATTATTTTGATGCGATGCCAGAGATTAAAACTATTCAACGTCATGCTGCTACGGTGATGCAGAATAGAGGGTATGTAAGATCAATATTAGGGCGTCACGCCAGATTACAGTACTTTAGTAATGGTGGCACTAATAATTACAAAGCTATAAATCGCTTGTTACAATGTTCAAATGCGGACATTATTAAGAAGTCGATGGCGGATATTGATGACTATTTGGGTGATAGTGATGATTGTCACATGTTGCTTAACATTCACGATTCTATCGATTTCCAATATCATCGATCATCAGAAGACAAATATCATAGATGCCTCGATATAATGCAGGACTATGGCCCTAATAAATCGGTTAATCTAAGGGTTGCTATGGAAGTAGACCAAGGTATTGGTCCTAATTGGGCAATAGCTAGTTATGGAGAAGAATAGTGAAAGAGCTAGATTTTCAAGCTAAATTGGTAAAACAGGCCAAATTAAATGCTGGGTTTGGGTTTAAAATAGCGACTAGACACCAAGCCGGTATACCTGATCTATTTATTAAATGGCCACAGTATGATGGTGCATTTATTGAGTGTAAAAAAGCTTCTAATGATAAATTAGAGGTAGGACTTACAGCTCTTCAGAAAGAGACAATTGAAAGGTTAATAAAATCTGGTCAACCTGTGGGGTGGGCTTTGTTGTTTGAACCGTCGAACGTAAAGAAGATAGTGTACGTTGGATCAGACCCGGCAGTTAAATATGCTATCCCTTCTGTTAATTGCGACATGGTAACACTATCTAATCCTTGGCCAGTAGACGAAGTATTAAAATCGCTATTATATTGGAACAAAATAGCTAGGAATCGCTATGAGCGATGATTTTATAAAATTCGATGAGGGTAAAAGACGTTGGAGATTGTTACCTCTTGGTATTGTCAATGATGTGGTAGATGTGCTAGATTTAGGTGCTACCAAATATGGCGTTGATAATTGGAAAAAATGTGAGGATTGGGATCGGTACTTTGATGCATTAATGCGACACATTATCGCGTGGCGTCAGGGCGAAAAATTAGACCCAGAAACAAACAAGCACCACCTAGCACATGCAATTTGTTGTGCTATGTTTTTAATATGGAAGGACAAAAATGGATCATAATCCTTATATTCGGTCTGGTAAAGCGGCAGTATTAGTAGATGGGCAATTTGGGTCTACTGGAAAGGGGTTATTAGCGGCCTATTTAGCTGAACAGCCTGAGAATGAGATTGATTATGCAGTGACAAATGCTAGCGCAAATGCTGGTCATTGGACAAAGTATAAAGATAAAGAAGGATTCTGCTGCTTTCATATGCCAACATTTGGTGTTATACAAGAGCATAGCACAATCTATATTAATGCCGGGGCAATTATCCATCCAGGTATTTTATTAAAAGAATTAGATATGCTTAATATATCTCATCATAGGGTAACGATACACCCTAATGCTGCAATTATTAGAGATGAAGATATACAACAAGAGAAAGACCAAGATTCTGGTGCGTCTAATATAGCTTCTACACAAAAGGGGGTAGGTCAAGCTTTAATTAACAAGATTGGAAGAAAAGTATTAAATGTAGCTAGCAACTGTTCAGTATTACAACATATGGTGGGTACCATAGAATTAAATGATGAATTAGCACAAGGCGCTAAGGTGTCAATAGAAGTACCTCAAGGATACAGCCTTTCAATTAATTCTGAATTCTACCCTCATACTACTAGTCGTCAGTGTACAGTCAATCAGGGTCTATCAGATGCTAACGTTCATCCATCGTTTTTGGGGTCGGTTTCGCAATCAATGCGCACATATCCAATCCGTGTTGGCCATATTTATGATGACGCTGGTCATATTACTGGTCATTCTGGTAATGTTTACTTCGACCAAAGGGAGATTACTTGGGGTGATTTAGGTGTAACACCAGAATTAACTACCGTAACTGGTCGAGTAAGAAGAATATTTACTTGGTCTTGGCAGCAGTATGAAAATTCTATTCGAGATAATAGGCCAACACACCTGTTTATTAATTTTTTAAATTATATGCGCGAAGATATTATAGCTATTAATTTAATAGACGAAATTAACAGAGTATATGAAGATATCATGGGTCATAAAGCTACTCTTATATATGGTAGAGGACCTAATGTAGAAGACGTGTCAACTTCAATGTATATAGAAAGATAGGTAAATGAACTTGTTAGACCCACAATTTAGAGTATTATCCCATGTACCGAGATGGGCTATTATTCGTACTATTAAGCAACAAAATGTGGCTGAGCATAGTTATTATGTAGCTATTTATGCTAAAAGGATAGCTCAATTTGTTAAATTAAATAAAGATGAGATACCTTTGTTAGTATGGGTAGCACTTTTGCACGATGCAGAAGAGATGGTAACGGGCGATATACCAACCCCCTCAAAAGAGAGGCACCTATATATACAGCAATATCAGATTTCACGAGATGTCGGGATAGGTCTTTCGCCAGATGTAAATCTAAGTATTGCAGCACACAAAATACTAAAAATTGCTGATTGTTTTGAGGCTATAATGTTTTTAGTAGATGAACAGTACATTGGTAATATAACGGTGTTTCATCTAACTGAGCATCTAAGAGACCATTTACAGTCTATGTGCGATGATCTACACCCGGAATTATATGATTATTTAGCATCTAATATTAATAATACTACCCGCACTAAATTAATGACAGAGGATGGGTGGGTAGATGAAGGATAAAATTATACAATTAGCTGCCGAAAAATCGGCTATGCCAATAGAGTGGATTAATGAAAATACTCGTATTGAAGATTTAGATGTAGACAGTCTAGAATTTGTAGAGCTAATATTTGAGATAGAAGAAGAATTTAATATTAGTGTACCTGTTGAAATAGATGATACGCTAAAAACGATAGGAGACTTTATTAATGTGGTCAACACCGCTGGACCTAGGGGCGATTAGACATATGGATTTATTTCAGCATAGATGGCACCTTAATTCAAAGCCCTATGATGTACAGACGGCTGCGTTAAAAATGTCTAACCATAAAACCCATTATGCATATTTTATGGAAATGGGCTTAGGCAAAACGGCAATTTGTTGGTCTGAATTTATTGATCTAACTACAAATAATTTAGTTAATTTTATGTTGGTGGTGTGTCCTAATTCATTAAAGTCTAATTGGATATCAGAGGCTGAAAAGCAAGGAGTTCAAAATTTAATACCAAGTACGTGGCCTAACATATTGCCTGATACAGATATGATGGCAATTAATTATGAAGCACTTATTACAAGAAAAGGACAGAAGTATCTAAGTAATATTACCAAACAAAAAAGTGTATACTTGGTGTTTGATGAATCAATACATTTAAAAAACCCGAGAGCAAAACGGACTAAGATGGCAATAGGTCTGGCCAAAGAGTGTCCGATAGTTAGAGTATTATCGGGCGCACCAGTTACCCAATCTTCTATGGATTTGTGGGGCCAACTTAAAGTAATAAATGGCGTTGGTAAATTAAACCCATATGCATTCCGCAATCGTTTTTGTGTAATGGGTGGGTATTTAGGTAAACAGGTAGTTGGTAGCCGTAATGAAGATGAATTAGAGACGATTTTAGATAAGTATTCATTTAGAGCTAAGAAAAAAGATTGGACCGATCTGCCACCAAAGTCTTTTACTATACGGTCTTATATTATGAAGGATAAGCAACTAGCTAATTACAATCAAATGCATAAGGAATTTTTAATACAACTAGACGATGATAGCATTACCGCACCTATGGCCATTACACAAGCGATGAAATTACAACAGATAAGCTCCGGCTTTGTAATCGATGAGGAAGGTAACACTCACTTAATGACTGAAGAAGGCAAAAATCCAAAAATATTATTAACACAAGAGATTGTGGATGAAACGCCTAATAAAGTAATAGTGTTTGCTTATTATAAAAAGTCAATTGAGATGCTAAATGAGGCGTTTAAGGATAATAGTTGTTGTATAACTGGTGGAATGTCTAATGTAGAAATAGAATTAGCTAAGCAACAATTTAATGAAGGTAATAAAAAGATAATGGTGTGCCAACTTACGGCTGGCAAGTATGGCCACACCTTATTAGGTACTAACGAGTACCCTTGCCATACATCTATTTATTTTGAAAATAACTACGATCTAGATGCTAGGTTACAGTCTGAAGATAGAAATCATAGACATGGACAACTTCGTCCAGTAACTTATGTTGATTTAATAGGGTCTTCTATGGATAAAAAGATTATAGACGCGTTAGTTAAAAAACAAAATGTAGCTGAATCTATAATGACTACCACTTAACTTTATTAGCCCAATACGCAGCTGACATCTTGCCCTTAGCTATATTTCTACCATGACGAGCTTTAAAGGATTTTCGCCTCATCTTTTGCTTGCGAGTTTTAGGATTTTTACCAGCTCCGCTTACGCCCTGTTGGCCAAATCTAATAGTCTTAACCTTGTTGCCTTGCTTAGCCACCACAACATGGCTTTTTTTCGGATGACTAGGTGTTCTTTTCGGCTTATTATATCCCTTAACACCAATCCTGGTAAGTATAGTATCTTTAGCCATCAACTATCTCTTGCATACGTTTAATTAACCTACCACTACGGTTAGGTAATTGTTTGTGCCATAGACTGTCAGTCATCTGTGCTGCAGCTTCCTGCCAATCTTGATTTTGTAGTGCTAGACGAAATTTTGCAAATTCCATAAATCGACTTCTACCTAAATTAAACATCATATTAGCACAAATTAATTGTACTTCTTCTGGTAGATAATCCCATGTTGGTAATGCATGTTCGCAATCTTTTATAGTCATATCTAAATCTTGCGCAAATAAATGATCACTACGCTCTTGCGTAATCATATCACCAACTTTGTACTCGTACTCAGGATCAGATTTTCTGATCATGTGACCAATTCCGACCGTTTTGTGTCCTTGAGTACATTCGTATACTGCTAGGCATTGACCTTCGTCTGATACTAGTTGGTCTTTTAATATGTCTAAGTTCATCTTCTAAGCTTTCAATTTTTTTCTCTAGTTGGTAGTTCTTGTATAAACCATAGGCACCAGATGCTCCAGTAATAACATCAAATGGTGTACAACCTCCGCTTAAACAAACGATGATGATTGATAGTCTACTTACTAACATTTTTGTACTTTTCAAAAGTACGCAATCCTCCTAATCCTAACATTCCCATAAGTACTGGCATCATTTGCGACATGTCCATAGCTGGTAAGTCGACCAAATGCCCAGTTTGGGCTAAGATAAAGTTTAGAATCGGTGTGACTACGTATGTCCATGCAAGAGCAAATCCACATGCCCATCCTATAAATGGACGCCAACCAGCAACAAATATACTTCTATGTGCAGCTTCCTGTTTGTTGATATCTAATTGTGCGAGGTCTATTTTAGCTAAGTGCTCAGTTAATTTAGCTTGTATTTCACGTTCTGCTTTAGCACGTTCTTCTTTATTTTCGGGTAAAAATCGACCTACTATGTCTGTTACAGCAGGTAATAAAGCCGGGATTAAAGCTTGTATCATAGCTAACCTTCTACCGGGGGGTGCTTACCATTGTGACTTTTTAAATATTCAGAACGATGAGCATCAACATCTTTGCGCAAATGTTCTAATTCTGTTTGCATACGTTCTAAAGACCGGTGTAGCTTCTCGCGATTATCCGGGTCCATCATACCAGATATCACTGATAATCGTTGTCCCACTAAATCAGTCTGAGTGTCATTTCTGTCAAGCCTGGAATCTAGTTCAGCTGATTTTTTAAGTGCACTTTTAACATTTTCTTCTAATTCAGATACTTTTTGTCTAACAACAACAAAAGAGGTAATGACAGATGCCAACATACCACCAATAGTTATTATTAATCTAGCGTCTAGTTCCATTATTCACCGGGGTCACTCGGTGGAATTTTTGCCCAGCCGCTCGTCAAATCGATGTTACGCAATCCAGGCACGCCATTTACTGCACCGATTTCCGCCATTAATTCCGCTTCTCTCGCGTAGGCATCAATAATGTGCGCGGTGACTGCCGCTTTAACTGCGTCCATGTCTGTGTTTACAAACTCCGCTGCACCGAAACAAACCGTGTCAACGCCATCTATCTTTCGGGTTACCGTGGCATTGCATTTCCAATTGACCGTTCCGGTCGCTCGCGCTATTGCAGCCTGACTGTCACGGTCGGTCGAGTAGTACTTGCCAGCAACAACTACACCGCCAGTTTCGACGGCAAACCGCGTTGTTGCAATTTCGTTAAGAGCTTCTGCTTGCGCTTGCTGCAAAGTTATGTCGGTTGACTCATACGTTAGCCGGTAGACATTTCCGTCAAGCTCGCGGTCGCTCGTACATTCAACACTGCGTTGGTATTTTCCAACCGCAGGACGAACTGTCTCAATGCGGACGATGCCGTAATTGTTTTTTAGAGCGTCAGCGTCTAAAGACTGAATGCCACTTGCGCTGATTTGTCCGTTTGCCATGCGGGCCGCGTTGCCAGTTTTCACAATTGGCAGATCGTAGCCGCTTTCGGATTTGGTTAGTTGTGCGAACATGAATTACCTCGCGGTTGGATTAGGAATACCGCCACCAATAGCGGCCTCAGAAAGCGCCAGATACAGATAGGCATTAGACGTTCCGCCGTTGGTGTCGGAATCATCTTCACGAATTTTAAATCCGTTTGATAATAAATCGATGTCTCGACCGCTTGTTCCTTCAGTCGCATCGCTGTTTGCGAGCAAATATGCTGTTACAGGATTGGACGTATCTCTTGCGTTGTCGAACATGATCCACGGGTTTGTTGTCGCAAGGCATTTAATCAACAAAAACGCCGGGCTAAAGCCAAGATTAACGTAAGGCCCGTTTGTGTCATTATTTGG